GCCGATGGACTTCATGGACCCGGCGATCCCGGCCATGTTCCGGGCCAAGTTGGCGAACTTGCCCAGGATGGCCAGGCCGACTATGCCCGAGATGGCCACGGCGGCGGCCTTCCCCGCCGTCTCGGCCTCGCCCAGGGCAGTCTTGAGCTTCTCACCGTTGGGCAAGAAATTGGTGATTGCGTTACCGAATCCCTTGACCGTCTCGGCCACTTCCCGGAAGCCCGTTGCCGCTCCCTTGGCAAAGCCCAAGGTACTCTCGAAGGCCTCCTCGATATGCTTCACGTTTTCGGCTTCATTGACCCATTCAGTGAAGCCGTTGGAAAGGTCGGTCAACTTTGGGAGAAGGCCCCCAATGGCGTTGCTGACATTGACACTCATGGTCTTTTTCAAGGTGTCCAGGCTGTCGTTAAAGTCCTCACTGGACCGGATCATCTTCTCATTGATGATCAAGTTCAGGTCCTTGGCCTTTTTCTCAAACTCCCGGACCCCCTTGGCCCCGTTCTTGAGCATATTGACCATGGCCACGCCCTCGCGGCCGAAGAACTGCGCGGCCAGGGCCGCCTTCCGGTTGGGGTCCTCGATCCCGGCGATTGCGTCGGCGACCTCATAGAACAGCTGTTCCGTGTTCTTCCACTCGCCGCCGGCGTTCTTGCCATTGATCCGAAGCTCATTGAATGCTCGCAAGGCCGGGCCGAAGTTCCTTTTCGCCTCTCCAGCCCGCTTGCTGAACCTCTCGAAGCTGGAGTCGAATTGCTCCACGCTCATCCCGGCTTGGTTGGCAGCGTATCGCCATTGCTGTAGCCGATCCGTGCTGATCCCCAGCCGGTCAGCCAGTTTCCCGATTTTGTCAGCGTATTCGGTCATCTTGGTCAGGCCCTGGAAGGCACCAACCCCCAGACCACCGCCGATCAGACCGGAGAACCCCAACCCCTTGAGACCGCGTAGGGATCTCCCGAACCCCTTGACCTGCTTATTGGCCCGTTGGAATCCCCGGCTGACTCGCTGGGACTGCCGACCGATACCGGTCAGGCGGCGGACCACCCCGCGTAGAGCATTTTCGGAGCGGTTGAAGCCCCGGACCTCTACGCCTACGCTGAACTTGCCTTTTGCCATTCCCTAAGCTGCCTCATGCGGTCCCACCACCAATAGAAATCGGCGGCGGTCATGGCCTCGGTCTCTAATCGTCCCCATCCGAAGAATCGGGCGAGTCCGGCGAGGAGGTCGGGCCATCCTCGGGGCCACTCATAATAAAATTTGCGATCGCCTCCTGGCACAGAACAAAGTCCCGGGCGTCCATCAGGGACGTGAAGACGGGAGCCTCCAGGCCGGTGCAGGAGATCAGCACGGGCAGAAGATCCGCCCCGGTCCAGTCCTCCATCTTGGAGATGGACAGGTGCATCAAGTCCCCGGCCTTGGGCCGCTTGAACTCCACCTCTTTGATCGTCTCTCCGGCGTGGGTGATGGGGTACTCAAGGGTCAGCTTCATGTGCTGGCCCCCGTGGACTCCTCAGGGACGGCTCCGTAGTAAATGAATGAAGCGGTGCCTTCCTGGAAGTTGATAGTTGTTTCGTCTTCCGAACAGTAAGCCTCGCCGATGGTGTAGACTCTACCGTTGTTGGTCTCGATGGTGATCGTGGCCTCGGTCTTCTCGGTCAACGACTTGATCTCGGTGTCGCTTTTGATCTTGATGGAAAATTCGATCCGAGAGGCAACGTGACTTTCTGTGTGGTCGTGCCCGCCCCGGTCGTCAAAAACGCCCTCGCGGTGCATTCCCCCAAATGTGAGGCTCGCGCCGGGCAGGGTGGCAAGGGCCTGGCCATCCACGGAAATGAACGCCAGACTTGCAAGCTTAGCCATTGTTTCAGCCCCCTATAAAGGGGCCGCCCCGAAGGGCGGCCGTGTGGGTTAGAGGATGTACTGGATCTTGTAGGCCTGGACGACCAACTGGTTGACCAGATCCGGAGGCAGGAGGATATCCAGCCGGTTCTTGTCGGTATCGTTTCTTTCGACGATGATGTCTTCTTTGAATTGGTCCAGATTCTCGACGATCCCGGCCCGTTCCAGCAGCCGGAACTTCCGGATCAGGAAGCCCTTGACCGCTCCCGGTGTGGCCACGTACTGGCCGGGGTCGAAATTGGCCCCGTCATCGGCCAGCTTGTGACGCGGGAAGGCGTTGGTCACCCAGTAGCGGACCTGGTACCGGATGTAGCCCAGGGTCGCGTGGGTGTTCACGTCCAGATAGGACGGGTCGATCACGCTGTGGGCGTTGGTCTGGTACGTGGTGATGGTCCGGTCCAGCATGACCTGGCCCATCTGGTCCGTGTAATAGGGCGTGATCCCGTTCCAGAGAAGGGTGTTGCGGTTCCCAATCGTGAACCTGTTCCCGGAATCGGCGCTGGCGGGCATGATGCCGGGCAGGACCAGAGTCTGGAGAGGCCTGGCCGGGTCGATGTTGAGGTGGTACCCGGCGATGGCGCCGTACACGGCGGCCCACTGCGTCGGGTTGCTGGGCGAGTCGTGGGCTCCCAGGATGGAGAGGTGTTTGGAGTTCAGGGCCGCGCCCACGCTGGTAAGGGCTGAGACGGTACCCCGGGCGGCGGCGTAAGCCCTGCCCTCGGCCTGGACCAGAGGTCCCCACTTGCGCTCCAGTTCGGTATTGATCGAGGTGGTGTTGGCCGAGTCGGTGTAGGGAGAAATAACGTGATGGAAGTGTTCGTCTCCGGTCACGGCCCAGACGTCGTCCAGATCCGGATTGGTGGCCCCGCCGGCGAAGGCGGTCAAACTGTAGGAGAACCCGGTCGGGACCTTGTCCGTGGCGTAGTAGCAGATCCGGAGGTCTTTGTCGTTGCCGCAGAGCCCGGCGTTCGCGGCCGAGACTGCAACCTTAGCCAGGCCGGAGGCCGCCGCCGAGGCCACGGCGGTCACATTCATGTGGTCAAGCTCATTGATCGCCTCGGCGATGGCCGAAGCAATCTGCATTCCGGACATGGTTGTGGTTAGCTGGACCGGGACGGACCGGCCGTCCACGTAGAGCGGCAGGGTGCCGTTCTGGGAGCACACGGCGGAGACGGTAATCGCGCCCTCGGCCGCAGTGGCCGCCCCGGCGTCGTCAAGGGCGACGGCGTACATGTCCGAGTAGGGGTTGGCCGCCTTGCCGTAGCGGATCATCTGGGCGAGCTGCGAGTCTTCGCCGAAGAAACCGTCCCCCAGGTCCGTGGAGTAGACCTGTTTCAGGGTCTCGGCCGCCACGGTGCCGGAGCTGGTCTTCTGCCCCACCATCAGGATTTTTTCATTGATCCCGGCGCGTCCGCCTAACGCGTTTGAATTGTCAAACTCTGCAAGATTGACGTTCGGGCGGATATTGACCGGGATCAGCTCGAAACTCATACTCATTTGTCACCCCCTTGCGGGGCGGCCTTGGCCGCCTTGGGAGGGGTGGCCTCGATCAGGTCGCCGCACCGAATAAGGCGTCTAACATCGTTGGTGGATTCCATGAGCAGGCCCTCGTCAGGAATCGGCCGGTTGGTAACCGGGTCCTTGACGTGGAACTCGTACCCAGTGGCCTCCTGAAATGCCTTGGCCCTTTCGAGGTTCGGCTTTACAAAGACCGTCTTCATGGGTATTTCCCCCAAATAGCTAAGGCGGCCCCGAAGGACCGCCCGTTATTCTTGTGAACTTGTTGGGTTGATAATTTAGGTGTTAAGGTCGCCGATGATGTCCCAGGCCTCGTTGAGGAGTTTGACCTCCACCCCGCCGGAACAGGCGGAGAAGGCGGAGGCGTCCCCGGCGCTGGCCTGGAAAGGCCCGCCCACGTAGGAGTTGATCTCGCCCGAAACCAGGTAATAGATCCCGCCCGAGACCAGGGCGGTGGATCCGCCCCCGTAGAGGGTCAGGCCGGTGAAATCGGCCAACTCGTAACCGGCGTAGATGTAGTTGAACCAGTCGAGGTCCACTGCGGGCGGGGTCCACTCGTAGACCACGGAGAACGTGATCTCGGCGGTCCCGTGCTCCCGGTCGCCCTCGGCGGTCAAGCCGATTCTGGTGGATGAGTGGAGGACCGTTTCGGCCAGGTCCTCGCCATCATCACCGGTCCCGATTCCCTGGTCGTACTGGACCAGTCGCTCGACCTTCTCTGCGATTTCGTCGATGGAATCGTCGAACCCGTCGGCTTGGTCGAATACCTGGACCACCAGGTCCAGTTCCCGGGTGTGCTGCGGTGGGTTTCCGGGCCGCTCGGAGGTGATCTCCTCGAATCTGTCGTTAACTGTGTAAACGCAGATGCAGGGGAAAGGATCGGTCTCGGTCCCGTCGGCCATCTGCGTCACCATCGGCGTTGTCCGGGAGGCGTAGACCCGGTCCTCGACCGCCGGAATGGGCCACAGCCCGTCCACCTTGGTCCCCAGGGTGGCCACTACGGCCTTGCGGATATCCTCTCGCTTGCTGATGCTCATGTGGTCCTGTGCAGAATCAGGAGAGTCATGCCGGTGCCGTCCGGCTGGATACCCACGATCTTGTAGTTAAGCCCTCCGATGGTGACCGTGTCGCCCTGGGCCAAGCCCGAAAGGTCGGCCTCGCGAGCCAGGGCCGTGGGAGCCACGGTCGAGGTATCGGCCTCGGCCCCCTCGTTGACCAGGATGTGCTCGGCGTCGAAGATGACCGAGGCGGAGTTGCCCCCGTCCCAGGTCATCTCGGACGCGAACACGTCCTCGTCCAGGAACACGGTCAGGTCTTCAGTGAAGGGCATTGGTTAGGCGGTGCCCATGCTGATCAAATAACCAGCGCTCGTGTAGGTGAACTTCTCCACCATATGGGTCCGGCACCGGTATATGGTTTTCCGGGCCCCTTCTTCCCGATAGGTCTCGGTTTCGATCTGGTTGGGAGCGTCCCCGGTCCACAGGAAGGACCGGCCCAGGGTGGGCTCCTTCAGGTTAATTCCTCTCTCGCTGATTCTGGCCAAGATGGCATAGTTGTTGGTCCAGATGGCCGAGGTGGAGGTGGATTTG